AATTGTGGAAGTAATAATCAATACAATTATCGTGGAGTATATGATTGGGCAGAGTACCAAAAGCATTTTGTAGAATGGCAAAAGAAAGTACGCTTTACTGAAATAAATGTTGTTGGTGGTGAGCCTTTTGTACACCCTGACTTGTTAACATGGGCTACAGAAATTAAGAAGTTATGGCCAGATGCATTGGTAAGTGTTGACACTAACGGAACATTACTTCATTTAGAAAAAAATATCCGTATTTCTAGAACCTTATTAGAAAACGATATTAAATTAATAGTGTTTTGGCATAGTGCTAATGATTTTGATAAAGGTAAAATATTTCTTAACAAAATTTTAGAACCTTATGAGATTAACATAATTGTTGATGATGGTGTTACTCGTTATTTTAAAGATGATAAGTGCATTGCTGAAATTGAATTAATTGATGAATATTTCCCTTCAACCATAAAAGAAATTAAAAACGGAATAGTATATCTAGATGATACTGATGATATACAAGGAAGTCATGATGTTTGTCATTATGCAGAAGACTGTACAGCAATACAATGCGGTCTTATGTATAAGTGCGCTCTACCAATGACATACGCAAATTCCAAAGATCAATTTAACTATGAGGAAAGAGTTAGGCCCCTACTAGATCAATATAAAGCATGTTCACCGTTTTGGGAATATGATGAAATTAAAAAGTTTATTGAAAATTTAAATAACCCTATACCGCAATGTAGGTTTTGTGCTTTTGATAAACGAGCAGGATCAAAGGATTTTAGAATCCCTGTTACATTTGATAAAAGTTTGAAAAAGTTTGCACATGAATACTGATTACCAAATTACAGATTGGCTACTTAATAAAAGTGATTTCGGTTGGCTTGAATTAGACATGGAGTTCGATTTAGACTCATGGAAGAAGGAAACTGCTGCTGCAAAATTTGTAGACCACAGGGGAGGAGAACATCCTGGTTGGAACAGTAGTTGCATACATGGCATTGATGTGGATAAAACTGGTGCGTGGACAAACTACGGCTATGAAAGAGAAGAAGATGTTCCTTACAAATGGACTAGTATAAGTGAGCATACACCTAGCATCAAAGGCTTTTGGGAATTGTTTCCATATGAACGCTATAGAAGAATACGTTTTATGCAACTTGAACCTGGCGGCAAAATAAGTCCGCACAGCGATGCTCCTGGAAAGTTACCAGGTGAAGAAAATTTAGACATGCTCGAATTTGGAGTACCTATTAACGTAGCAATTATTCACCCAGACGACTGTCATATGACTCTTGAAGGACACGGTACTGTTCCTTTCAAAGAAGGAAAGGCTTTTATAATTAATATAAGAAACGTACATAGTTTTGTTAACAATTCTAACACACCTAGAATACACTTAATAGCACATGGTATACCAGGTAAACGTAAAGATGAATTTGTGGAACTTATAGCAAGAAGTTATAGGAAACAGAATGAACGATAGTATTAAAATATTAGATATATTCTACGGCAACAAATGTCAACTTGCTTGTGATCACTGCGATACAAGGAGTGACTACATACGACACGGAGAATTTGATCCTACACTTGATAACATTTTAGAAAGTGTTACACTTGCTAGCCAACAGTTTAATGTAGAGTGTTGGAGTGTGTTAGGCGGAGAACCTTTCTTATACACAGATACAGTTATAGCAATTATTGAACATATTCGAAGTTTAGAAAAAGAAAAAGATAAAGTTATCTTCTTTCCTACTAATGGTATTGCATTAAACAAACCAAAGGTAATGGATCTTGCTGTAGAGTTAATTACAAAACATAATGTATGGATGCAAATTTGTAGTCATGTAGCAGCATGGGACGTTTTAGCAAAGCATAATCAAATGTTAGAAAATGTATACGATCTTGCAGCTCGAGTAGGATATGATAAAGTTGAACCTACAAGCAGTTGGTGGTCTTCTATAATGAACTTGGGAGGTGGCAATGCTGCTTGGCAAGAGTTTAATAGACGAAAAGGTATGGACTTAACCATGGAAGAGTCTCCTAACGAAGCAGCATGGATGAATGGGAAAAGTGGCATATATTATATGGAAGCTCATAGTTTTCAAAAAATACATAACAGAGATGACTTAGGAAAATTAAGGCCGTTTAATCAAGGAGATCCTGAATCATCATATTGGAATGGTTGTCCTAGTTGTTTTTGTGCAATGCTAATTAACAAGAAAGTTTACAAATGCGGAGCATTAGGTACACTTAAAAATGTACTAACAAAAACAAAACAATTAGACGATGAAGATTGGCAGCCGTACTTAAATTACAAACCGGTGGACTTAACACTTAACGATCAAGACGCTATAAACAATTTTTATAATACACACTACTCACATATAGATGCTTGTAATATGTGTCCTAAAAATGTTAATCAAGTAAAACAAAATGAACAAAACGTACTACCCAAGTACGCAAAAAATAGATTATAAATCTATCTTATCACTAGGAATATAAACTACAGCAAACACCCAAGGCTCGTCTGAGTTGTTCCACGCACCGTGTAGGTACTGTGAGTCAAACATAAACATTGGTGCTGCTTCTGGAGTAAACGCTTTATTGTCTACATGAACACCTATGGTGTCAGGTGGTAGTCCTTTAGGATATTGCAAACTAATAACCAAGTTTCTATTAGAAGACTCACCTACAGGAACTCCTGGCTTATCTACATGATCCTCTATTCTTGCTCCACTTGCAAGGCTATGTAGTTCAACTTCATAATCAAAAGCCAAAGCGTCAATGTGCTTTTTAAAGTACTCCATTAAGAAGTCTGGAATATATTCTTCAGGTGAATAAAATTTTATGTATTTCCATGCACCTTTAAAGTCATCAGGATCATCGAGGTATTCTTCGTCCTCTTCTTGCATTATCCAATTACTTGTATATGTTGTTCCTGTATCAGTACCGACAGCATTATGCCAATATTCGGCATCCATATCCTCTGTATCTTTGACATTTTTATCTTCCAAAAACTTTATCGCAGCATTAATATCAAAGTCTTTAAAACTATCAATAAAAGGCTGCAATTTAGGGAAGTCTTTATATGTGTTAAGATCTATCAGTTCGATGTTCATACCAATATTTATGCTATAAATATTTGTCATGGACTTAAATGACAAATTAGCATTCTGTATTGTAGATGATATAGATACATATAAAAACGATAGCATTAAACAAACTATTAGAAATATTGTTGACTTTACAATATCCAATCTGCGTACCAAAGGGTATACAGTAAACATAGGTAAAAACGAAGATCAACTATTACAAAATCTAAAAGGTTATAAACATGCAGTAGTAATGAGTCCTGGCACAGAATTTATTAACGGCTTTGCGTTCTTTGAAGCACTAGATAAACTAGTAGAACAAGACTTTTTTGTAGCAGGACATATATTAGATCGTACTATGCACAATGCTTATTATGAACTGCATCATCAATGTTATGTAATTAATATGGATGCCTACAACGCATTTAAACGCCCTACAGTAGGCGCTTTAGAAAAAGACATAGTACATACCCAACTAGAACCTAAACGCAGCGTAGACAACATACACGACGACTATACGCCTATAACTGTAGCAAAAGGGTACAAGCAGGTTACGTATGCTAACAGATGTCATGGATGGAATCTATTAAAAGTAGCATTTGAATGGAACTTGCCTGTTATTGTATTTGACGATAGTATTCGTAATAACAAATGCCATTACTATCCTGAAAGCACAGAGGACTTTTTAAAACAGAAAGAACATATTGATCACAAATTAAAATACTGCGAGGAAGAATTCGTACATACTGACAACACAGAATGGACAACTGGCATTACAGAAAAGTATGAACAAGTTGTGCTACCTGCTAGTGGAACACTATACTTAGACTTAATAGATAAAGGGCGTGTAGTGTTTTATGATTATAATAAAAAAGCACTAGACTACTGGAAAGAAACATGTCCACGTAAGGACGGCATAGATTATTTGTTTGTGTATACTAATTTGCTTGAAGAACAGAACCTTATAAACTACTTAGATGTTAATCTAAAAACATTGGTTAACTTATCTAACGTATTCTGTTATGAAGGCACAGCAGCAAAGTACAGTTTAGAACAAAGGCTAACTGCACAAAACAAATTATTAAAGGTACTAGATACAGTATCTGATGTAAAGATTAACTTTACTATGAAAGCTGATGCTGGGCATTAATTAACTCAAACACATCTTGATTATTTTTGTTACCACCTATATGGTTGGCTGCCCATGTGTCAAACCCTTTTATGTCTTGATCAACAAAATTATACAAAGGAGTTTCTATTTCAACTCCGTGTTTCCAATCATATGTTTTTTCAAAACTCCACATATGGATTATTTTACTTTTTACCTTGCTTAATACATTTAGGTCAAAGTATTGCAGTGCTGCTTTTTGCTCAACACTTGCTTTTTCGTAGTCGTGTAAATGTTTAAAATATTCTGCTGCTGCATTAATTTTTTTACGAAAGAATAAATCCTTGAAAGAATAATCCTTCCATTGTTTGTTTTCAATACTGCCTTTTGTAATGTTTCTAAGTTTAGCATCGTACAACCTGTTATAGTCTGTCCAGCAAAAGATAGAAATATCAGGTACATCACTTTCATTAAATTGTTTTAACATGACATCCCACACTGAGCTTCCGCCATATCCTAAATTTGTAATTTTTGCATCGTGATGATTTCTTAGTTTTTCAATATAAGTATCGTAACCTTTTGCAATGCTATGTGGGTTAGATGTTTCGCAACAGAAACTATCTCCGTAAAATCCTATTGTTAGTGGCATGAGTATTCAGTCACCTGTAATACTATTCTTGGAACAAAAGAAAGATTAGCAGCACCGTGTTCGTCTTGTGAGTTTTCATATTGGAACACATCACCTCTCTTGTAATTTGCTACCATTGAGTTACCGTATATAAAAACATGTCCCGGAATAAAATCTTGTAAAGGAACCCAATAACGTTTACAGTTTTGATCATCATGAGTATGTGGATCTGTGTGCATAGGCATCATTTGCCCAGGTAGAAGTTTAGTAATCCACCAATGACATTTACCGTCTGCCCAAGGAAATGTTAAATCTATCTGTAGGTCTTGTTGCTCGTATACATACCACATTGTCTTACTAAAATCTAGTGCGGATTTTCCTTTTTCCCAAAGTGCTTTTTCAACTTCGTTTACAGGTTTCCAATCTCCAGGACGGGCTTGTCCTTCTGTAATCATCACAAGGTCATTAAGGTCTCTGCTTAGATCCTTACCGAAGTTACCTATCCACTCCATGTTTCTAATATGTTTTGAGATGATCAATCCCTAGCCTCTTTCTAAAATCGTTTGTAAATTTACAGTCAATGCGTAAACCGTATTCAACTTCTACACTGTTTTCTCCGCCGTGCCAGTCTTGGTCATTCCAAAAAGCAGCGTTACAGTTTAAGTAATGTTTGTTCTCGCTCTCTGGATCCCAAATATAAAATCCTCTCTTTGTGCGATAGCGTATATGTATGAATTCATTATTGTGCGGACTATATTGTTTATCATCGTGTACTCCGTTGTCTGCATCTAGGTCTCTGTGTTCAAATGCTCTACCATTATGATCGCAGTGAAAGAAAATAACTCTACCAATGCGTTCAATGATATTATTTGCTTGTAAATCTTCTACCCATTTTACGACACCTGGAAAGTATTTGCTTTCTTCAGTCTTTTGTCTTTCAGCGTTACGTTCATTCCAGTCACCTTCATTCCAAAGGAAGTAGTAAATGTATGGATCATTAGCACCCATTGTTGCTTTTAAATAGCGTGTGAATATATTACGCTGTTTGTAATCGCCAAAGTCTGTAGGCAATATTTTGTTACCTTCGATTTTAATAGGATCGTTATCATCTAATGCTTGATACTCGTCCCATGCTTTGTAAATTGGTTTCCAATTAAGAATATAACTGCTATCCTTCCATTCAAAGCCAGGAGCCATCCAAGTACCTTCTTTTGCATAATCTCTTGCTAATGCAAACCCTCTAGCAATCTCAGGATGCAGATCTTTGAAAGACGAAATGTCTAGGTGTGAATCTAAGTTAATGTAAGGCTTTCCGCCAATTCCTCTAATCATGTATATACTTACCGTTAAATAGTACTATGAGTAACAACTTTGAATATTATTATAACACAGTTCCTGGTAAAGGTCAATGCCGAAATAATCTAATATACACCAGTTTGATTAGTAAGGATAAAAAGACATTTTGCCAATGGTACTACAATGATGAACAATATCATGGCGGGCATAATCAAGTAGTGGATCCTAACCTAATGGAGGAAAAATGGTTACGTGAAATTAACTTTATACAGCAAATGGAAATGAAGTACCCACAGCATGTGCCAGAAATACAAGATATTGACTTTATCAATAAAAAATTATACTTAAAAATTGATGGGCCTGACATGTGGGAACTAGCAGGCTGTGAAGGTAACGACTACAGTGTAGTTGATAATTGGGAAGAACAAATGCTTGAGATTATTCAAGCACACAAGGACTTGGGGTTGTACAAATACAGTATGCACCCTAGCAGTTATTTTGTAGTTGAGGGGAAACTAAAAAGTATTAATTACTTCTTTACATATAGTGATCAGGATCTTGGTATTAGTTTACGCAGTGTAATGAGTCACATCAGTGAAGATAGACAAGCAGACTTATTTCCTAAAATGGAAGCTGCTGGAATCGACGTAAACAAAGATACTCCTCATTCACAAATACAGTTACTAGCATTTGATAGTTTTAAAACAAACTTCCCTGATGAAGTTATGGAAAAGGCAAAAGCAATCTATGCATAAGATGGTACAGTGGCACAAAGACTTAGACTTGTCTGAGTTTTACAATGAAGCAGGTCGCCGCGGCTTTGTTAATAACGCAAGTCAAAAAGTAATGATCGACTGCTTTCACAATGAACGTGAATGGAATGCTTGGATACTTTATAGTGATGACAAAGCAATAGGGAGTGTAGCAGCTCACTCCTTTGATGATGTTATGGGGCCTAACTCATATAGAATACTTACAAGAGTATGTACGTTTGGAGAAGCAAGACCACACAACGGATTAGTAAAAGCAAATAGGCTTTGTGCTGAACATCAAAACTTGACAGATCAGTTTATGCTTCCTGCTTGTTTAGAATGGACAAAAGGTAAAGGTAGAGTGTATGCAACTTCAAACAAAAGTAAAGAAGGAAGTCAACGTTTAGTACATTCAATATACTTTCCTACACTTGCTAAGATAGGTGTTGTAAGCAAAGTCAAAGAAGTGCATTACAGGCATACTGACCAAACAGTTTGGGAAATACACCCCGATAAATTTTATGCTAATTTAGAATTGTACCCTAGATGGGTCTAAGTTAGGATTAATACGTTCTAATTCTTTTCTAACGTGTTCAGTTAGTTTCCACCTAAATTCAATTTGCCTTATAGTAGGCTTCTGTGCCCAAAACATAATTGTGTCAACAATATCATTTAATGGTGTATTGTAATCGCTTAAAAACGCTGTAGTATCGTCACCTTGTATTTCGGTGCCTTCTATAAAACTTAAATCTAAATGCAGTATAGGAATGCCGTTAGGATTAATACTCTCTAACCTACATGCTTCTGCAAGTGCTTGTTTATCATGCACATAGTCTGTAGGAATAAGCTCAGGATAGTGTCTACTAACGCTGCCCATAACAACCATCATATTCACTTTGTCTTTAAGTGCGTGGAACAGTTTTAATTGCTGTCCGTCCCTATATGCATTGTTTACAAAAAAGTCTGCACCAGTAGCTTCTTGTACAATCTTATCAAAGTCTTTTTCAATGTCATAACCGTTACTACGACTCATACCTATAATCTCATGACAACTAACTTCTGTAAACTTATCAAATATTGCTTTACCAATACCTTTGGTATGTCCTGTAATTACAATTTTATTTTCACTCATTTATATCGTATCCTGCAAATGTAAAGCCTGGGTTATCTAACCAAAACTTAATAGTATTACTAATTAGGTCATAGTTGGCATAACTGCTGCTGGTTAATCTCAAATAGAGCATAGGATGTTTGCTGTGCAACGACTGCTCTACTACATAATTTTCAAGTTCTAACTTTTGTTCACTGTATGTTGGCATACTAAAATCTTTAAACGTTGAAGCAATACTGCCACATACAACTAGTCTACATCTATCCTTTAATGCTTCTACATATTTGATCTGAGCACCTTTTGCGTGTGCGTTTAAAATAACAACACTGTCAGAATCAATGTGAGAGCATATAGCATCTATGTCTTGTGAAAGGTCATAAGGTCTATCAAAATTTACGCAATTAAATTCTTTGCGTAAATGTAATCCTAATCCTTTGTTGCTTCCTACTATATAAAATTTCATTTTACTAGGTCATCTAGATTATCGAAAAAGTCGTCACCTAAATGATTTTCAATTACCTGTCGTAGTTTACTGTTTTCTAAATTTTTAAGTTTGCGATATAGCACTACGTTACCTCGCTGAATATCCATAAACTTTTTAACGTAAAATGTATCATCAAATGTTGGATTTTCTTCTGGCACAAAGTCCTCCCTGTCTGTAAAACCTACTCTGTTTGTTTCACTAAAGAAACAACTGGCTATCCATTTTGTTCCTTTACTAATTACTGTACTTTCGTGTATTGTACTCCAATTCTTGGCTTCATCGTAAGATTGCTTAAAGTATAACATGCTTCCTTTCTTAGGTTTTACATCAACGTTTAACTTTGGAAAGAATGTTGTGCCACCTTCGTAGTCATCATTAAGATACAGTATAGCAGTTCCTACTCTATCATTGCTTCCGTGAGAGTAGTAATTAATTTTATCAGGGAAATAAGGATAATCGTGGTGTAAGTCTAAGTATCTACCTTTATCATAATTGTATATGTCAATAGCTTCAATATGAGAGTGTTGTAGTCCGCAGTTATCTACAATTGAATTTGCAATAGTATTATAGTGATGTGGATCCATACCAAGACTAATACCTCTTTGTTCCACATCTTCTGTTACCTGTGTATAACTTTCTTGTCTGCTCTGCTTTCCGCTGTCTGGATTCATTCCATCTGCAATGTGTTTAGCAATAATTTCGTCACACATGTCTTCTGAGACAGCATTGTCAAAAACTATGATAAGAGGTTCTTCACAATATATTCTACCTTTAGCCATATTTAATACTGGCAACGGAACGGCATCATCTTCTAAAACAGTTATCTGCCCAGCGTGTTCTTTACCGTTGTACATAAATCTTTCAAAAGAAATCTTTTGTCTTTCTTTCATAGTCTTTGGTTCACTAATCATGTGCCATTTCTCACATATAATCTGATCGCCCTTATCAGTCTTGACAAAGCCAAAACCTTTTGCGTCATTGAACCACTGTACTATTCCTGTTTCCATTACCATGCGTTCCATATGTACTTAGGCACTGTTCCGCAATTAGTTCCGGCGTGCCAAATCTTTCTATCTACCCACTCGTATGTTGCACCTTGTGGAACATTATAAAATGTTTCATTGCCTGCAATAAAAATATGCCCCCATTGCGGACTACCTATATGGCAATGATATCTAGGACAATCAGGAATACTTTCTTCATTGTCATGTACGTCCCAATGAATAGGTGCAAAACGTCCTGGGTGTATTCTACTTATCCACACATTTTTACAGTCTAATCCGTAAAACTCGTTCCAAGCATCAACTATGCTTTGGTCAAACTGTTTGCCTGGAATAAACATATCCCAACCTGCTGTGCCACCTTCGTGTACAGTTTTATATCCTGCTTGTTCCCACATATCTAATATAGGATCTAATCCAGGAACAGTATCACCACGTTTATGGCTAGGTCCTACATATTCAGGATCAACACTTGCACATTGATCAATTACACTATCCCAATCAATAGTGTTACATATTCCTAAATGTTTAATCTGCATCTGCATACCTATGATTTACTTTACTGTGATGTTCTTCATCTGCTCTTACACATTTAATTAAGTCTGACAGTCTAGCAGTCTTTTTCATCTTGTAATAATCAATTGCTAGTTGTGGAGCAGGAACATTTTCTACTTCTCCATTCTCTACCATTGCTAGATAGTCTGTATAACTCCTAACTGCTTCTTCTTCAAAGTATGCAATCATTCTGTGTGCAAGTCTATAACTGATAATGTAAATTATAAAATAGAATATCATAAAAATGATTTGTGCTAACACAACTAATAGTCTTTCAAACACATTAGGTTTAGCAATTGCAATGAAAAACATTAAATGCATTCTTTCATTTTCTGCTTCTTCTAACATCTCTCTGATATCAGGACCAAAACCTGTTTTCATTTTACGCAAACTTTTAAAATGCAACCACATGCCTGCAACCATACCAGGCACACCTGCTACTGTTTCTAGTACAACTGCTCTGTGTCCATATCTTTTAGCAAAAAATGTATCTGCAAAGAATCTAAAAAACTTTGTCATTCCCATTGCTAATGCATTTCTAATTTTCATTTGTTTGGCCTTCCTAAAAAATGAAACAGGTATTGTTTGTGTATTCCCATACTTGTTCCTGCATGATGGCTTCTATAATTATCCCATTCATATATGCTACCTTGTATTTCATTATGGAAGCACTGGTTTTCTAGTATAAGAACATTACCCCACCTTGGCTTATCTATAAAGCATACCCAACGTTTTAGCTCTCCTAATGATAACCATTCTTCTTCTTTATCTTCGACATCCCAATGATATGGAACATTACGCCCAGGATCAACTTCGCTTACAAAAACTCTTAATGGCTGTGCGTTTACTAGTTTTGCAAACTTATTTTGTATTTCAATATCAAAATGTTCACCTGGATAGTAGTCATGCCAGTATATTTCTTCTAAATTATAACCAGCACCTTGCCATGTTCCTATAATATCTCTATAACTTTGAAGTAGTGGACCATCTGATTCTGCTTCGCTACGGTCAACTACACTTGTAACTGTATTCTTATCACCTGTAGTACATTCCATACATTTCTTTACAATAGGATCCCAATCAATAATAGATTGTGTACTACCAAAAAATTTAGGCATTGAATAACTCCTCGTATATGTAACTCATATTCTGATCTCCCCATAAAACATGTGTGCTTAAACTACGCTTAAACATAATTTCTAAGTTTATTTTGTCTTCAACAAGCTCACCTGTTTCATCTAACCTAAATTGTGCTGTATCGTGTATAATACCTTGCATGTACTTTTCTTCAATATAAGGATCATCAATAGGAACACAGCCGTACCAGTCTATACATTTCATTTGTTTGTAATCTGTAATATAATGACAATGTGGATACATTGTTAATTTGTATATACCTTCGTCAAATTGATCAACAATTATATCTCTAATTTGTCTACGCCACATATACTCTGGCCACTCTTCAACTTCAGGATCATAAATTACTTGGTTACAACTTTTACCATACCACTTGATGTAAATTTTTTGATTTTTGTAATCTATATCTTTTACCTCTGGTGCATACTTTTTATCTTTGAATAATTCAAGATAAGTTAATTCGTTTTGAAAAAACCAATCAACAACTTCTTTTGTATACAATGGTCGATGCTGTATATCTCTATATGCGTATTCGTTTGGAAATCCGTAGTTCTTACAAAATGTTTTTCCATCTTCACTTACAAGAGGTTCATAAGTTTGTTGTGCCATACAAGGACGGCCAATGCTATCAAGTTTTAAGTAATGGTTCCATTTCATACAATAGCCTTCCATATCTCGATAGTTTTATCAAGTCCTTCGTCTAATGTAACTTTTGGTTCCCACCCTAGTTTTTTCTTAATTAGTGTATTGTTAGAGTTAAGCCAGTAAATCTCTCCTGCACGAAATAGTTTTGTATCCCAGTTGATAGTTCCTTTCCAGTCTAACTTTTTAGCAATTAGTTCTGCATAGTCTCTAATCTTAATAGGATTATCCGGACCAATTGTAAAAATACTTCCGTCATTACATTTATCAGGATTGTTAATTACTGTTTCCCAGGCATCTAGCATATCGTCAACAAAAATAAAATTACGATACGGCTCAGCATAACCTAAGTTACACTTGTCTGGATTAGTTAACATTTGATTAATAATTTGTTCAGTTACAAAAAACTCATTATCCTTTCTGCCATAGCAGTTTGTTTGCCTTAGAGCTGTAAAAGGAAAGTCATAACAACGATGTGCATATTCTAAATACTTTTCACAACCATACTTTGCAACTGCATACGGAGCATTAGGATTAGGAACAGTGTTTTCGTCAAATGCTATAGATTGCTTTGGTGTACCGTGTTCTTCAATTTCATCTGAAATAGGTTGCCACCCGTACACTTCCATTGTACTTGCAAACACAAAGTTTCTTAAATTTTTTACCTTGGCTGCTGTTTCAATTAAGTTAACTGTGCCAACATAATTAATTTCACTAAATGTAATCTGCTCGTAAAAACTTTGTTCGACTTCTGTACGTGCAGCAAGATGAACAATAATATCAGGTTTTACTAATAATACTTCGCCAGCAACTGATTGATGATCTAGCAAATCGCTTTTCAAATGATGCACTTCGTGATTCTTTAGTCTTTCGGATAGATGAGAACCTATGAATCCAGATGATCCTGTCATTAAAATTTTCACTGCCAATACTCCATATAATAAATATACTTATGCTAAAAAGTGCTACTATTAAAGAATTCAGGCAGACCGCAAAAGGTTATAACGATATACCTGATGATGTTAAAATACTAGTAGAAACAAACGGTAACAGTGACGCTGCTTTTTACATAAGTGATTGGTATCTACTAAAAATTTACGATGAATCTTTAACAATTAGCAGTGATGTGCAACAAAAGTATTCTACACTTATTGAAAAAGTAAAAGAGCATAATCTAAACTATGCTGCCATTCATGTATGCAATACTGCTATGATGGAAGAAGTAAAACGTAAAAATAAAGGAAGAACTGTAATAGAAGTTAGTGCAAATACTTTATTGGTATTACACCGTTATTAATTTCATATTTGGTGGAACAGGAATTTGATTTACTAATCCTGCTTCAATGTCAAACTCTATACCTTGCTCAACAACTTTTACGTTGCTAATGACTTTTTGATTGTTTGCTGCTCTGTTTAACCATGGACTTAGATACTTATCAAACTCGTATCTTACGTTTCCTTCTGAGCCTGTTATTCTAACATGCTTTGGATCATTAATAATATTCTTAGGTAGTAACTTTCTTACAACTAGTTGAGCTCTTATGTGAGCACCTATATTCATTGCAGTGTGTGGAATACCTGCGTCCATGTCATACCATTTACCGTCAAGCACAGTTTTAAACATTTCTTCTTTTTCTAAGTCAATAAGATAGGCTTCGTCGCCACATAAATTTAAGTGCCATCGATTGTCAATGTCTGCATGTGAAGTATAGCAACTAGGCGATTCTAAAATAATAATTCTAGCTTGTCCTTTAGGTTCTGGTAAACTATTCCAAATAGATTCCCATTGTGTACCCAAGTACTCTGGTTTTAACTGCCAAGGATCATAAAAGAAACTGCCAGTCTGTTCTGAAATATTAAACTTTCCTATTTCGTAAACATCGCCCATTACACCCTCTATCACCTCTAAAGGTACTGTATATTTGGTATTTTGGATCATATGCATATTTACCGGAACTACGATATGTGCGTATAAAACTTGGTAAATATCGTTATGCGTAAGATAAAGATCGACAATGTGTCCATTCCAGTCGATATAAAATGGAAAAACATTGGTATTAGTTTAAGTGGAGGAGCAGATAGTGCGTTACTTGCGTACTTGATTTGCAAAAATCTACATGACAACTGCAAGGTACACATCAGCACACAAGTTAGAATGTGGAAATCACGCCCATGGCAAGAACATATTTCAGCAGAAGTATTTGATTGGTTTGTGGGATACTTTCCTGATCTTGAATTTGAAAGGCATGTTAATTTTATACCGCCTGAACTTGAAGAGCCTAATTCAACTATGATTAAAGATGCCTACGGAAAAATGAAACCAGGTAACAGAATTATATTGAGGTCTTTTAACGAATATCTTGCACACAAGGTAAACTTAGATGCTTGGTATGCAGCAGTGACACTAAATCCAGATGTAGAATTTGATGGTGCAATGAGCGATAGACAAGAACCTACTATAGATACTATAATGGAACACATGGGAGTAACAGTTTGCCATCCGTTTGTTGCAAGTAAGAAAGACTGGGTTATAGAACAATACATAAAAAATGATATTGCTGAACTGTTAAACATCACTAGAAGTTGTGAAGGCGACAATGATGCATATCCAGAAGTTTTTAAAGGACTAGATTATACAACATACACACCTGGACAGTATGTACCAACATGCAAAAAATGTTTTTGGTGTCAAGAAAGACAATGGGGAGTAATGAATGCCATGCAAAAGTAAAACATTTTGTATGCACCCTTTTACAGGCTTGGCAACAAGAGAAGACGGAGCCATTAAGGTATGCTGTCGTAGTCAACCAATTGGTTGGATACAAAATGAAACAGTAGAAGAAGTGTGGAATGGCGACAAGATGAAAGAAGTCAGACGCCAGGTAATGAATGACGAGCGACCAGATGTTTGTAAGCCGTGCTTTGATCTTGAAGATCAGGGTGTAGAGAGCTTACGACAGCGTCATATAGCAGGAGTAATACCTGAAGCAAGGGTAAACTTATACCCTGATGCTTTAGACGCTTTAAACGAAGATTATACAATGCCGTTTGAACTTCCTACTATGGAAATAAAACTTAACAATCTTTGTAATTTAAAGTGTCGTATGTGCAATCCATTAGATAGCACACAATGGAAAGATTGGAATCAAGTTACTGAATTTTATAAAAAAGAAAACAACTATCTTATTCCTACTGTTGAAAAACTAGTTGATACACCTGGAAAGTATATAGGTCCGTTTGATAACTCAGATAACTGGTGGAGTAGTTTTGAAAAACTATTGCCTTTCTTTAGGCGTGTAGAATTTGCAGGTGGAGAACCTTTAATGGATCCATACCACTATAAAATTTTAGATAGACTAGCAGAGTATGGAGAAAATATAGAAATTAAGTATGCTACTAACGGCACAACATTAGGTATTAAAGGTGGACGTACTATTCATGACTACTGGCCTAAGTTTAAAAGTGTTGCAGTAAATATAAGTATAGATGGTTTGCATGATACATATGAATATATTAGAGGCAATGGTAAGTTTAGTGAAGTAGAAGAAAACGTAAAAGTATTTAAGAGCTTTCCTAACGTAAGTAGAGTAGTAGGCGCTTTTACAGTCCAAGCAAATAACATTATGCAGATTTGTGATGTTATTGATTATTTCTTAAATGATATGGGTATTATATTTTACTCACATAGAGTAAACTATCCTATGTCTTTGTCAGCACAAGTAGTGCCGCCAGAACTAAAAGAAAAAGTAATAAAAGACTTAGAAGCAATGAAAACTAAAGTTTTAAATTATGATGTTATAAGAGAAAATGAATTGCTTAAAAAAGTTACTCTACAACAAATACAAGACAACATTAATTTTTTACAGGCTAAATGTATGCACGACACACATTGGCAAGACTGTATAGCATTCAACCATAATTTAGATAAAACTAGGGGGCAAGACTTTCTCACAGCCAACCCTGAGTTCGCTCCTTATGTTTAACCTTATATTAACAAACGGCAAAGAAGATACTAGTATACCATTTAAAGTTAGAAATACTAGTATTGCTAAAAAATGGCACAAAGAACTTTTAAAAAATTATAAATTATACGAAATAGATAGATTTACTAACTGGGGTACGCATAATCTTATTGATGAACTTAATCAATGTATTAAAGAAATAAAACACAGTGGAGTTTATATTGATCGATATATCAGTACTAATAGTACTAGTATGCAACAAGATTTAAACTATCTGCATAAATTTTTTGAAGACTTACGTGGCGAAGCAACCATAGGAACAGAATGGTTTAATAATTCTCCAAAGAAAATACAAAAATGCGTAGAGCGTTTTAATATTCTTATACATAAATTAGAAGCAGAGTTACGAACAACGAATCATCCTACAGTAGTAGTTACTTTTAAAGATAGACCTGTGATGAACCTATCACAAGAAGATATGAAACACTTTACATTTCAATGGACTCACGGAACTGTATACATAAATTATTGTCAAGTTGGAAAAACAGTTTTAGATATCTTTAAAGACAAAGATGGTGTAGCCAAAGGAATAAGACCTCAAGAATTTTATAGTGCAGATTTTATGGTTAAGTTTGGTCCTACAATACCTTATCCAATGTACTTACTAAGAAAAATTTATATAAATTTATGGATAAAGTTACAATCATTTAAATTTAAAAATCTTAATTTAGGAATGATTCCTGTAGCAGATCTAATTGAAGATATTGACATAACACATTTAAAAAAATATAATGAAGTTAAAGGTGTACAATGCATAAAGTAATAAGCAAATGGCCGCATCAAGATAGTGTTCATGTTGAGTGGAACCTTGGCAAACGTTGTAACTTTGATTGTAGTTACTGCCCAACAGAAATACACGATAACACCAGCCCACATACAAATATTAAAGTATTGTTAGATGCAGTTGATGCACTATCTGAAATTGATAAATCAATGCGTGTAAGTTTTACAGGCGGTGAACCTTGCGTACACCCAAAGTTTACGGAACTTGTTGATCATGCAAGTCAGCGTGTTGATTGGATCAATGTAACTACTAACGGCACACGGACAGCACAGTACTACAGTGATCTTAATGTAAATCATATTGTGTTTAGTTTGCATGTAGAAGACGATGAACATTGGAGAAGATGTGCAGAAACTGTATTAATGTTTTCTCAGATAAATGAAGGTGCATATACAAAAAAGCCATTTCAAGTTAACTTAATGGCACATCATAAACTTATGGATAGAGTAAAAGAATGTGCTACAATGTTTGACGGACACAGCATTCCTTATGTTGTAAGACGAATACGATGGACAGAAGGTGACCATGATGTGTTTGATGATTTAAAATATGAAGGTAAAGATTTAGAATGGATACTTAATCAAACATCAACAGCAAAGCCTAATGTTATTATTGACGATAAAGAAGAAATGCATGCCAACGATGTTATTAAAAAACATCTAAATCAATTTGAAGGTTGGAAGTGTAGTGCAGGTATAGAAAGCCTAATGATTAATTGGGACGGTGAAGTTCACCGTGCTACTTGTAGAGTTGGCGGAAGTATAGGTAACATTTATGACGGTAGTTTTGAACAACCGGAAGATTGGATAACTTGTACTCGTAAGTGGTGTACTTGTGCCGCTGACATCCCTCTTACAAAGGAACTTTCCATTTCGTAATGTGTGTGTCAGGTTGACAACTACAACTAGTCCTTGGACAAATAATAGTTTTTAAATCCATTTGTGCTTTATTAAATCTTAAAATAAAATCCTCTGCAAACATACTAATATTTGCATCAGCAAATACTTGTTCTTGACAACTACCTGTAACTCTACCGTCATGTGTAATAACTAAATTTTCTATAGCAACGTTGCATTTCCAGCCTTTAAAATAGTTTGCCTGTTCCATAATATATTTGTTTGGTGTTGCAGGTACTATAGCATCGTTATCATATATTGCTATACTTTCATGTATTCTAAATCTATGTAGGTTAGATATAATCCAATCCGAATCTGGAGCACGTTTTATTGGCTGCTGCAAGTATTTCATTTGTTCATCATTGTAACTACCTATATCGTAGCCGGGAGCATCTACTACTTCTTTTGCTTGTATAATCCAGCGTTGCTTACTGGTTTTCATTTTCTCAATTAGTTCGATACATCTATCCCACGCTGTTGCATCCATTAACATAAGTGCGGTTACATCTGTTCCTCTTCCAAAGAGATGATCAGCAACTGCAATAAAGTTATCAATGTCTACATCTTTTTGATGGCAACTTAAAACAAACTCATCTACATCTTGTGTATTTTTTTCAAACCATCTTACAGTTCTACTTCCGTTAGTGGTACATTGTATATGAACACTATGATTTTCTTTTATTTCTTTACAAAACTTTGCAAAGTGAGGCCATAATGTAGGCTCGCCTCCACCTACAACGTTAATCTTAAAATGTGTTTTATTATGTGCTAATGTATAATAATCAAATAATGCTCTAAAGTTTTTTATTACTGTATCTATATTTTTAGGATAGCGAAGTCTGTTAGTAACACTACCTGGAAAACAGTATTCGCAAGAGAAGTTACAAATGTCAGTTGGCCAGAACCTAATATCTAATGTTTCAGGATCTTGTGTAGTAGCAATTTTAATTAATTCTCTCATAGTAGATGTGCTAACTCTGGAAATACCTTTGCTGCTTCTAAACCTCGTATAGCATCAAGTTTATTTGTGTATTCCTTGAAGCCTGGTAATAAGTGACTGTTGTCCTGTGCATTCATATGATTAAGAACTGCTTCCCAACGTTTCCACCCATATGGATTATGTTTCCAATATTCGTCATCTTGTCTATAGTTTTTCCATAGCCAATCTTTGAAGTCCATAAAACGTTCTTTAACTTCTTCTTTATCTTCTTTAGGTAAAATTTGTATACTTAGAAATGTTGGAATGTATAGTAAGTGCATGTTAACTAGCCCACCGCCCATTTGTACTCCACCTGGAACTTCACCAACATTTAATTTTTTAAAGCCGCTTTCTAGTTTCCATTTCATAAAGTCTGGTAAGTGTTTTACGTTGAATATTTGAATTGCTGTTGCTAAACTTGTTTGTATGTTGTCAGGTGTGTTATCTAACATGTGTAATGTTTTTTCTACAGTTTCAAAGTTTGTAGGAAAACGTATGTATTCGTCACGTTCGTGACTAGCGTCCATGCTTACAGCAAATTTAACTTTCTTAAACTTTGACCAAAGCTCAATCAAATCATCATCAACTAGCAATCCGTTACTGTTATAGCGTAACAGTATTTTATCTTGATATCCTTGCCTGATAATTTCTTCAATAAATCTTTTGTGTTCTCTAATCATTAACGGCTCGCCGCCTGCAAAGTATACTTGTTTTAAGTTAGGAATCTGTGCATTCATTTCTTCCCAAAACGTATCTTTTTCATGCCATTTGTTATTGAACTCTTTTCTATCCCATTGCATTTGCCTTTTAACTTCAGGATCTTCTAATACAGGAATTAATTTTTTATGGTCAGCGACCCACTTGCTACTATCGTGTGGTGAACACATGACGCATTTAATATTACATGTATGTCCTAAACGTAAGTCTAAATATTTTAAATTTTCAGGAACTGTGCCATCTTCTTTTGTTTGTCTTACAAGTTCAGGTATATCAACACCATCTTCCATCCAAGTATAACTTTCCCAAACACGTTTACTTGCAACTCCTTTCTTCTCTTCCTCAAAGCATTTTTTACAACTTGCAGGAATATTACCTTCAAGCATTGTGGTTCTTACATTTTTCATGTAATCATTATTCCATGCTTCCATAGGAGTTTCGTGACCAAAGTTTGCAGGCTTGCCATGATTCATTTTAACTAAACCTACTTCGTGATCACCACCTGCACCACTAGCATTTGACGAACAACATAATCTCATATCTCCGTTAGGTCTTGTTGCAAAGTGTATCCATGGTAAAACACAAAATGTTTTTGTGCCAGCGGCCTTGGCTATGGCGTCTGTATATTTGTCTAATTCAGACATTAAAATCTTCCCATTAACATATAACGTGTATATTTAGGTAACTCTAATTCATCTTTAACTAGTATAGTTTTTAATTTAGATTTTTTTTCAAAACTGCTAACACTATTAGAACAGTTTACATGTTCTTCTAGTTCAAAATAATTATTAGATTGTAAAATCACTTCAGTACTTGTTGGTACACGTTTTGCCCATTTGTTGTACTGTTGTTGTGTGAGGTGTTCGCAACTTGTGTTAATGACCATGTAAGGTTGATCAGTATATTCATACTCACACATATCTGCTGTAACTGCTGTAAATTTTCCTTCCATCTCGTAACGCTTATTCATTGTGTTTGCTATTTCTGCACACTTAGGATCAATATCAACACTTGTAATATGTTTAAATCCTATTGTGCTGTTGAACAATAAATTTGCTAATACGCCATTCCATCCGCCAAATATAACACAACTAACATTACCAACATGATGATGTTTTTGCAGTGTTTCAACCAACCACGCTTTAGATTTTAATTGGCCTCCCCAAAAACTTTCAAGTGTGCGGTCGCGATCTTCGCTGTTGCGAATTGCATCCATCCAAAATTTTATATCTTCAAGTTCTACTTTCACAAGTGTATTTAAGCCATAAATACGAGTATGTTACTCCTTCCTGAATTAAGTGTATATATAACCCACACCTGTACTTTGGCGTGTGATAGCTGTTGCACGTTTAATCATTTAAATTGGGGTACCCATTTTAAGCCAGATACAACTAAAGAAAAATTAAAAGCTCTACCAGACACAGTCGACTTTGAAGAAGTTTTTATTATAGGTGGTGAGCCTACGTCTAATCCTGCACTAGGAGATTGGATGGCATACTTAGAAAGTATGTGGCCTAATGCTAAAAAATGGGTAGTAACCAACGGGAGAGACCTAGATAAATTTGATGAACTGTATCCTGAATGGATAGACCGTGATTGGAAAATAGAAATATCAGCACATTCACAACAAGACCTTGACACCATAATGTCGTGGATACACAATAGGTGGGCAGATGTATCCTGTGAGCGATTCAAAGATACTAGACACGAAGATGGTGAGTGGCATTATAAACTTGTTGTTGACGGAATTGAAAGAGGTGAAATTACAGAAGCATGGCAGTTTTACGAAAACCCTGCTGTAGTTAAAAAAGGTAACAAACTAACTTGGGATAAACTTAGAGATGCAGATGATCAGCATTCTAAGTGTCCTGCTATACAATGTATGTATCTAGTAGATGGTAGATTTTATCGCTGTCATCAACAGGCAATACTTCCTCAGTTATCAAAAAAGTTTCAAATAGAAGATCCGTTTGCTGATATAGCAAAACAAGATCTAGGGTGTAGTCCTGAAGAGTTTGAAACTTGGATCAAAACACAATTAGAACCTCAAGAGCAGTGTCGTTTGTGTAAATGGGAAAACAAAATTACATTACCAATTGAAAAATCCAAAACCAAAAAAATTAAACTTTTAAAAATTTAGGTATTTTGCTGTCTGCACTACTTACACAAGAGCTAGTAATGCATTTAGATGGCGTCTTAAACAGCGTAAAACCGCCCTGTAGCGTTCCTAAAGGGATATCGCTGCAACTATATGCTCTCTTAACTTCATCACCTCTTATAACGCAGCTTTGATACCCTGCATTGCAATTCCAATCTTTAAACTTATTGAAGTTAAATGCATTCATTCTTTCTGCCTGATCCAAACCATAATTGTTTCCTTTAGCATCTTCTAAATACATTTGCATGATTTGCTCACCTTTCCAATTTTGTGGAAAGCCTGTTTGCAATTGTTCAATTTGCTGATCGGTGTACCCGTCAACTATTCTAGACGCGGTAGGGTCGGACTGCGGTTTAAGAGTGACGTTAATTCCTTTGTCTGCGAATCTACTACAACGTTCATAATATTCTTCAAAGTGTTCAGGAACCATAACTTGATTAATTGTAACAAATACTCCTCCTTCTATGAGCTGTACGCATCTATCTCCAAAGTCTTTTTCGTTTGCAAATTCTGCGTGATAACTTGCAGTGATGCTACGACGTGTTAGGTGGCTGGTGTTGTCTATAAATCTTCCCCACCATTTCTCACCTGGGCTTAGATTAGTTGTAAGGTGTATGCTTTGATATTTTGCTTCATCGTCATTAGCATAATATTCAACAAGGTCACCAAACTTTTTATATGCTGTTGGTTCACCTCCACTAAAACTAAAATGAAATTCAGTAAATCCATTTGCTCTTGCTTGGCGTTTAATTTCATCAATTGCATTTGTGTATACTTCAAAGTCTTGATGGTCTGGAACGTTTGAGTTTGCATACGGCCAACAGTAACTACAACTATAATTACAGAAGCGACCAAGTATCCAACTAACGTTAAACAATGGCTGTTGAAGCATTGTTGTTTGTCCAAACTTAACAATATTGTGGAATGGTATTAGAGTAAAATCGTTCATTTAGGCTCCACAATGGCAGTTGAACATGCCTTTACACAGGTCATGCACTTGTCTTTGCCTTCCCAGTAGTCAGTAATTCCACCGAATAAAATGCCATCTGTGTCTAATATGCCTGACTGGCAAGTGTTTAAACCTATATTGTTTATTATATCTTTTGTATTTTGCACACTCTGATTACGCAGTTTGTGTATAGGTAATATCTCTTCTATTGGTTGTTCTAAGTAATCGCTACCTATATAACAGCAAGGCATTATGTGTCCGTATGGATCAACATATATACCTTTTTCGCTAGTACACTTAGGATTAATTTTTGCTTGTTCCATAACATGATTTAGATAACTTGTATCTAACAAATCAATTAATTTTGCATTTGGCTGTTTAGCAAATCTTTGTCTTGTTGCAGGCTCTAAAAAATATTCTGTTTCTAGATTGTTATTAACAACTTTAAATTTTTCCATCTCATAAAAACGTGTAGTGCTTACAAAGTTAACTTCTTTGACTCCTAGCTCTAGCAAAAACTTTTCTAGTTCTTCTGCTTCATCTTCATTGTGCTTGAACACTAAACTATCTACCCTTGCTTCGCCGCCAGCATCTATATATGCTTTTAAATTTTCTATAACTTTATCAAAATTTGTGTTACGTCTATATAATTCATGTTTGCCTTTGAATCCATCGATTGCAAATACAACTGTACTGTTCGAAACTGTTCCTATAACCTTTGCTAACTTTGCCCACCATTCAGGATTTCTCATACCACCATTTGTGTGTATTGCTAATCTAGTAGTAGGATTACACTCTCTAACATATGAATAAATTTCTAAGCAATCTTTTGCAAACGCAGGATCACCGTAATTACCGCAACTATAAAAGTTTTGTAACTGAGCTAGAAATGGTTTAGGAAACCATTTTTTAAAATCATCAATGCTCATATCTCCGTTCTTAATGAAAGGTCTGGTAGGACCTCCGTGGAAATTCCTTGCACACATTGGACATTGTGCTTGGCATTTATCTGTCAATTCCAGATGAACTGTTGTTACTTCAGAAACTTTTTGTGTCATTATGAACGTATTTAATCACTTTATTAGTTGACTTTTGCAGTCTAGGCTTATATACTATGACTGTTGAGAAGACTCTCAGCATAGATTATAAGGGAAACATAAATTATGAGTACACAAGTAGAAGCAATAAAAGCAGCATTTGAATCGTTTTTAGAAGAAAACGAAAAGTTCGAAAACGGTAATGGCGCAGCAGGAACCAGAGCCCGTAAAGCATTACAAGAAATAACTAAAGCCGCAAAAGAACGTAGAAAAGAGATTACTGATACTAAAAACGCTAGAAAAAGCGCAGCAGTATCACAGTAACCCACCCATGTATAGGGCTACGAGTGTAGCCCTATTTTACTTTACATAAGGAATAAAAAGTTGACAGAAGTAAAATTAGTATCGTATAGCCGAGCAACAGAAGAATTTGAAGAAGAAGGTTTAACAGATTTGCAAGAACTTATTGCATTTTGTGCAAAGGTATCAAACCCACAAGCACAGATTAATAACGATACCAGCGAGAGGTTAATCAAGTATCTAATCAAACATCAACATTGGTCGCCATTAGAAATGGTTAACGCTGTACTAGAAATTAACACAACTAGAGATATTGCACATCAGATTGTGCGTCATCGAAGTTTTGCATTTCAAGAGTTCAGTCAACGTTACGCTGATCCTAAAGAACAGGGCGAAATGTTTGAATTCAGCGAAGCACGTTTACAAGATCCTAAGAATAGACAAAATTCTATCGATGTTGAAGATGAAAAACTACAACTTGATTGGTTACATGCACAAATGCGTATCGCACATTTAGCCAAAAAAGAATACGACTGGGCCATTAAGAAAGGCATTGCGAAAGAACAAGCACGAAAAGTACTGCCTGAAGGACTTACCAAAACACGTCTTTACATGAATGGAACAATTAGGAGTTGGGTACATTATATTCAACTTAGAGGTGCAAATGGAACACAAAAAGAGCATATGGACATTGCTGTAGCGTGTGCTAAGGTCATCTCAGAAATATTTCCTATTGCGAAAAATCTAACATGAAGAATTCGTTTAGAGCAGATTTTTCTTGACAAATGATATATATCATCATATAGTAATATTTTTATCATAGGAGCAAGAGATGGCATTGCCTAAAAGTACCAAGAAGAAAAAGCCAAGAGCTGCACCGCGGATCCAACGTGGCGCAAAGCTCACGGAACCTAATTGGGACGGTTGGGAAGATATGACTGGCGAGCAACTTCATCGGCATCGTCGAGCAACACACGAGTGGTATTATGCAAACTTTAAGCCAGAGGACTTATACACTAATGTATATGCCTGGATGGAAAAAGAGGACAAGTATACTAAAGATCAAATTAAATGGATCAAGGCTGCACCTAAACATGCTATTAGTATTACTGCAGGTATTGTTGCACGTATGGATACAATGGGTGCTCCAAGGTTTTCTCAGAAAGAAGCAGATTATTGGGAATCACTTGCTGGAACAATGGGCCAATTAAAATCATCAATTGACTTTCTTGAAAGGAGAATTGAAATCGCAATACAAACAGGTAAGGATCACAAAGAAGAGAAAGAGGAAGAACTAAAGGAAAAGCCACAGAAGCGTGTAATTAGTATTCAAGAACGTATAGAGTTACAAGCAATTGCTGCCTGTGAAAAAGTTGATATGTGGTTAGAAGTGTGGAGTGATCAAGATAAAAAGTTTGATCCTAAAGGATTTGATTTTGCAAAACACTTTGCTCAAATGAAAGTAACACAAGCACATGCTCGCAAGATTATGGGATTGTATGAGCCAGAGCTTAAAGAAATTAAAGAAGTACTAAATCCTCCTAAGTTGAAAAAAGATGCAACTGAAAAAGAAAAAGATTTTGCAGCTCAACTACAAGAAGCATACGAGTTTACAACTAAAAAAGAACTTAAGAACATGCTAACAGCACTAGAAAGATTATATGGTGCTTGTCAGGTTGTTATTGATTCAAGTAAAGCAACACGTAAGCCACGTAAACGTAAGGTGTACAGTGCAGATAAACTTGTATCAAAACTAAAATTTAAAACAACAGATGACAAGTATCAACTTGCTAGTATTAATCCTGAAGATATTATTAAATGTAACGAGCTTTGGGTGTTTAATTGTAAAACACGTAAGATAGGAAAGTATGTTGCAGATATACAAGATCCGCTAGGGCAACAACGTGAAGGTAGTGGGCTGAGTGTAAAAGGTACAACTATTACAGGGTTCAACGAAAAAGAAAGTATTCAAAAAACACTACGTAAACCTGAAGAACAACTGAAAGACTTCAAAAATAGTGGTAAAGTCAAGTTGAGATCTTTCCTAGATGACATTAAAGCAGTGGACATAAAGCTGAACGGTCGGATAAATAATGATATAATCTTGCTGAAAGTGCAATAAACCGGCTTTTCTGTATAAAGGATAAATACTAATATGGACAATGCAAAACTTAATCAAGCCCTAACTGAGCTAGAATCAGCTCTAACATCAGACGGTGGATGGGCATCAAATCAGTCAATTAAATTCACTACCGACATTAACGGTAAGGGCCTATTCTGGGCTGGCAAAGACTACACTAAACAATTATCCTATATGGAAGATACAAAGAGTATCTTTTCAACAGAGAATATTGATCTTGCTAAAAATAAAGCAGTTAAAATAAACAACTTAGAAGTACTAACACTAGATACACTAGGTACAAGTGTAGTAAACAGTAACTTAAAATCACTAGGTAGATTAAGAGGACTGGTAGTAGACGGTGATGTTTCAATTAATCAATACGTTTACTTTAATTCACATAATGATAGATTAGGTATTGGTACTGAGCAGCCAAATGCGGCTGTAAGTATTGCAGAAGATGGCGTAGAAATGATTATCGGTACAGATGAATCAACAAAAGGATTTGTTGGTACATTTGGTAGCCATCAATTAGATGTAAAAACAGACAATCAAGTAAGACTAACTGTTGAAGCTGGCGGCGATGTACGCATTGCTAAAGACGGCTTTGTTGGAGGCAAACTAGCAGTAGGTGTTTCCAACCCAGATAGCACAGTTGACTTACATGTTAGGGGCGCAATTAAATTCAACAATGCACTTCATATCAACGGCGTTGAAGCACCACAAGGTGGTAACTTTAATCAAGGTGATATTTGCTGGAACTCAAGAGCAAGACAGAAGTCATACATTGGTTGGGTTTGTATCCAAGCAGGTAACCCTGGCATATGGGCACCGTTTGGAGAAATCAGGTAGCGGGAGTGTCCGGGACTTTAGTTTTAGGTAACGGAGAAAGTCGCAAGGGGCTAGATCTAGCTCACATATATCCACATTATACTATAGTAGGTTGTAACGCAGTACATAGAGATATGGTCGTTGATCATCTTGTGTGTTGTGATAGACGTATGGTGTTAGAAGCAACAGAAGGAGAGAACACAAAGGACACAAAAATTTATGTCCGTGGTGAAAACTATCAATACTTCCGTAAAGTTCGTAAAGATAAAAGAATAAATTCTGTTCCTTACATATCTCCTAAAGACGAACAAAAACATAATCAGCCTATTAACTGGGGCAGTGGTCCTTATGCTGTTTTACTTGCTGCAACTCTTGAGTCAGATAATATTACATTGTTAGGTTTTGATCTTTACGGTAATAACGACAAAGTTAATAACTTATACAAAGGAACAAACAATTATGCTGACGCTGATACGCATCCAATCGATCCTAGTTATTGGAAAATACAAATTGGCGAAGTATTCAAAAATCATCCTCACAAAAATTTTACAATAAAAAATATGCACGAATGGGACTTTCCGCCTATATGGCAAAAGCCGAATGTTCACTTTGAAAAATTTTATAAATCAATATCTTGACAAATATCTTAATTCGTGTATAATTAGTAATATGTTTAACAAGGTCTTAGCGTCAACCCTTCCAATTCTGCCGCTCATATATAGGAGATAAAAATATGGGAAAATACTTTAGTACAAAAACTTATGGTCATAACATTGGCCTTAGTGCGGTGTTTAGGCAGCCGAACGCAGATCATTCACATTGTCATTTGCTACACGGTTATAGTTTAGCATTTAAATTTACTTTTGGATGTAATGATCTAGATAATAAAAATTGGGCAGTTGACTTTGGTGGACTTAAACCGCTGAAGGCTTGGCTTGAAGATAGTTTTGATCACAAAACTTGTATCGACGAAGTAGATCCGATGAAGGACGAACTACTACGTTTAGAAACACTTGGACTTGCAGAGATTAGACAATTCGATGGTGTTGGTGCAGAAAAATTTGCAGAACATGCATTTAACTTTGCAAACAATTTGATTAGAGAAAAAACAAATAATCGTTGCTATTGTGTAAGTGTTGAGTGTTCAGAGCATGGTGCCAACTCAGCAATCTACGAAGGGTAGTAAATTATGAGAATAATTGCAGGACCGTGTCAACACGAGACACTAACTGATAGTGCAATGATTGCAAAAGAATGTAAACGTGTTTGTGATAAACACGGTATTGACTATTACTTTAAAGCTAGTTTTGATAAAGCAAATAGATCTAGTATCAAAGGAATACGTGGTATCGGTATGGACGCAACACTTACCGACTTTGAAGCATTGAAAAATGAGTTTGGAGTAAACACAATCACTGATGTACATACTGTAGAACAAATTCAATACATCACTGAAGCATACAACGATGTAGTTGATGCATTACAAATTCCTGCGTTTTTATGTAGACAAACAGATCTAGTAAAGGCTGCTTGTGCTACAGACAAGATTGTTAATATTAAAAAAGGTCAGTTTCTTGCACCTTGGGACGTTGAAAGTATACTGTCAAAGACAACAGGTGCTAAAGAAGTTTGGATAACTGAGAGAGGAACGAGTTTTGGATACAATACTCTTGTCGTTGATTTTACTGGCTTGGACTACATGCTTAGTAATTATAATACCCCTATTGTTCTTGATGCAACCCACGCAGTACAGAAACCAGGCGGCAATGGAAGTAGTAGCGGCGGCAATCGCGATTACGTTCCTGGCTTATGTCGTGCAGGTAGTGCTTTGGGTATTAGAGACTTCTTTTTAGAAGTACATCAAGATCCAGACAATGCACCTAGTGACGGTCCTAACGCACTCCATTTACATGACTTTGAAGCTGTTGTTGACAGTATAGTCCGTCATGCTGAGTAAAAATGAATGGCATTAGAAAATCACAACTTCACAAAAGCAGAACGTAAAGCACAAAAGGCTGCCAGGCGGTTAGAAAAAGAACTGCGAAAGACAAATAACTTTCGAGACAAGAATGAGAACGGACCTGTTACACAAATCCTTTGTGTACGCTTTGGCAACAAGTACGGAAACGAGTATGTTATAAAGTTACGTGACATGGTCGCAAGGCATATTACTGTACCATATCGTTTTAACTGTTTAACAGACGATCCTAAACCTCTTGAAGGTGTAAACAATATTGTTGTACCTAATAAAGGTTATGCAAGAGGTTGGTGGCATAAAGTTCACATGTTTGATCCTACTCTTCCTTTAGAAGGTAGAATATTATACATGGACCTAGATGTTGTTATCCATAAGAACATTGATAAACTATGTAATGTTTGGTTAGATGATTTTATGGGCATTAGAGACTTTAATAGAAAGTTTCATCCAAACTACAAATACCTAAATAGTTCTGTTATGGCATGGAATGCAAGAACACAATCTCACGTTTATAATAACTTTATGGCTAATCCGGCACAGGCACAAAGACTGCATGGAGATCAAGATTGGATTTGGCAAAATTGTAGAGAAGTTCTTAAGTTTTGGCCTGAAGAATGGGTAATGAGTTATAAATGGGAAATACGAGATAAGACTGAACTTCATATGAAAGACGGACAAAGACAGTTTAAAACTATTAGAGATGATATAGTTGCTCCAAAAGACAATTCTATCATGGTATTTCATGGCGATCCAAATCCTGGACAAGTAAAAGACAAGTTAATTGTTGACAACTGGAAATAATGACTGTATACTGTAAGTATGTTTAACTTTAGAAAGAAAAAATCCTGGCTACGTTTCTATTCTTTAGATCCAAATGTAGCAGAATTGTATCCTATTGAGCCTGCTGGTAAAGCAGACCGTGGATTCAATGATGTTGGAACACGTAGAGTTAGGCCTGAGAGCGGCAATCAACTTTCTAAAAACTGTCCTGGTATTAAGCCACTTATGAAGTCAGGGTATATCATGAGAGCTCCTGCAGATTTTGTAATTAAAACAGGTCCCGGAGTAGATAGTGGTGTTGCTTGGGAAGTTCCTTTTAAGTTTGTAAAACCTAGCACAGGAAATTACCATATACAAGGTTGGGAATATTACATTAATTGGCATGCACCTTGGCAAACTGAGCCACTTATTCCTCATGATACTGATAACACAAACAAACCTTACTTGAATTCAGCAGTTAAAGTTGAAACGCCTTGGCGTGTAAAAGCAAGTGACGATATGTTACTAATGCAAATGCCTGTAACCTACAACAATGAAACAAGATTTACGGCTGCGTATGGTATAGTTGATCCTATGTACATGCATGCCATTCCAATACAATTATTTTGGCATGTACTAGAAGGAGAAACTCTAGTTAAAGCTGGAACACCACTTGCACAGTTTGTGCCTATTAGTAGAAGTATGCTACATGATCATGAAATTATCATAGATGAAGCTGGTCAACTTGAAAAAGATATTGAAGATGCATTTACATATGCAAATCATCACAAGTTTGCAAAAACAGATAATGTTGTTGCAAAGGTGAAGCGTATCAAACAACTGTTTGATCGTTTTAGAAAGAAAAATCCTAATGCTAAAATTTAGAAAGGACATTATGCTTAATACAATAATAAAAGTACTTGTTATAATAGTTTTGCTAGAGTTTGCAATATTATACGGTTCTCAAGTGTATGACGAATACATGTTTTGGGACCAGTACGAAAGACTATACACTGATATTCCGGTAGAGGAATAATCAGTATGAAGTTTATATTTGATGTAGACGGTACATTGACGCCAAGTCGTCAGAAGATGGACGAAGAATTTTCAAAGTTCTTTTTTGACTTCTGCACAGAAAACAAAGTTTATCTCGTTACAGGTAGCGATAAAAAGAAAACTGTGGAACAGGTAGGTAATGTTATCTACGGCTTGGCTAGACGTGCTTATAATTGTAGCGGTTCAGACGTATACAAGTCAAATGAAAACGTAAGACGAAGCGATTGGAAACTTCCACATAACGCTAAAACATTCCTATTAGACAAATTAGAGGAAAGTGAGTTTCCATTACGTACAGGACTACATATTGAAGAACGCCCAGGTATGATAAACTTTAGCGTTGTAGGTCGTAATGCTACAATAGGAGAACGTAAGTTGTATGCAAAGTATGATACTAAACATAAAGAAAGAAATCTTATTGCTGACTTGTTTAACAAAGAATTTCAGAACTTAAGAGCAACAGTGGGTGGAGAAACAGGGTTAGACATTGCACCTATAGGTTCAGATAAAAGTCAGATACTTGTAGACTTTGATAAAGACGATAGTATTTTGTTTTTTGGCGATCGTTGTGATCCCGCAGGTAATGATTTTCCTATTGCCGAAGCACTAAGACAAAACTTTAAACGTTCAAAAATTTATCATGTTAATGATTGGAAAGAAACATTTAGAATATTAAGCGATTCACGATTGACATCAACCTCACAAGATAGTATACTATAAGCATGAATAAGAGAATAGGCTTTGCCTGCAAATACATGTGGCACGATCAGACGCAGAAGAAGAAACTGCTAGAAGAGATCCAACGACCACTAAATACTCGCAGTACAACAGTACAATGGCTCAACAGGCAAACACGTGAAGATGCAGAACAACGCTTGTGGGATATCATGGTCCACAACATACAGAGCTATGCTAATTTGATAGAGTACGTAGGGAGTTTGACAGATGAGTTGCGAATGGTACGACTGGGTAGCGATGTACTTCCTGTTTATACTGAGCCTACTTGGGGCTATTATTGGCGTAAGCCAGACGTCCGCGAATACTGTGAGAAACACTTTGCACCGATCGGCGAAAGGGCAAGAGCCCTCGATGTCCGACTATCGATGCACCCAGGCCAATTTACTGTACTTGCGAGCGACAACCCCGAAATTGTAGAGAGGAGCATAGAAGAATTTGAATATCACACCGATGTCATACGCTGGATGGGATACGGCAAGACCTTCCAAGACTTCAAGTGCAATGTCCATATATCAGGTAGACAAGGTCCAGCCGGTATCATACACGCAGTTAACAAAAGACTTTCTCCAGAAGCGAGAAACTGCATCACAATCGAGAACGACGAAATGTCGTGGGGCATCGAAGCCTCCCTCGAACTTGTCGACACATGTGCATTGGTATTGGACATACACCATCACTGGGTCCGCACAGGCGAATATATACTGCCCACCGACGATAGATATCTACGCATGATAGATTCGTGGCGTGGTGTACGACCTGTGATACATTATTCATACAGTCGAGACGAATGGTTACCGCAAGACTTTGCACACGACACAATGCCTAACATGGAACAGTTACTAGAGGCAGGCCACAAAAAGCAAAAACTTAGAGCCCATAGTGATTACTATCCTAACAATACAGTTAATGACTGGGCTTTGTCCTTCCGTGACTCGGCAGATATTATGTGCGAAAGCAAGGCAAAAAATCTTGCTAGTAAGGCTTTGTTAGATTATGACCTAAGCCGCAAAACTCTCGCCACAGCCGCAGCTTGACGTTGCATTAGGATTTCTAATTATAAGTTGGGATCCAAACACTTCTTTAATAAAATCAACTTCAGTACCTGCAACATACATCACACTAAATTGATCAATAGCAAATTGACCGTTTGGTAAGTCAACTACTTCATCTTTTTCTTCTAAGGCTTCAGTCATGGACCATTCATACTGAAAACCGGCACACCCACCGCCCTTGACTTGAAGTCTGACGATGGGTTTACCTTGTTCGTCTATCAGCTTGGTCATGTGATCGACCGCTGATTGAGTTAATTTAACTAGTCCTGTTTTTTCCATAGTGTCCAAATACCATATCCGATTGCTGCATATGCTGCTAATTTCGCAAATGGTCCTGCGATTAGAACAACTACACCAACTCCAATAAGGACTGCACCGTCCCAGGATGTTCTTTCTTCTAGTCTATCTTTTACCCAATTAATAGGATTCATATTATTCTCCTTGTATGCGGTCATTGATTACTGACCAATTTATAATCTTCCAAATATTAGCAAGGTACTTTGATTTATCTGCTTGATAATCTAGTGCCCATGCATGTTCCCACCAGTCAACTAACAAAGCAATTTTCATTCCACGTTTATAACCGTGATTTTTAATTGTTTTGATTCGTCCTTTTGTATCTAAGTACAACCAACCGGAACCTTGAATGCCCATAGCTACTTTTGAAAATTCTTCTTTGAAACTTTCAAAAGAACCAAAGTTGCTATCAATAAGTTCCTGCGATATGCCTGTAGGTTTATTACCTGCAGAAACAGGTTGTAACTGTGGGAAGAACAAATTATGTAATTTTGCACCGCCATAATTAAAATCATCATCGCCATCCTTATCATTGTATCTTTTAACATACGCTGATGCAAGTTTGCCGTAGTGATAATCAAGTGTGTCGCTGCTCATTACTTCAAGCTCATTCTTCTCATAGGGCAACTTTTCTTGCACTAGATTTTCACGAGCTGTATCTGCTTCAATGACTATTTTTCTGTATAACTTTATGGTCATACTGTATTTATACACTTAGGCCCGGCATAAAAAATAAAAACCAATCATTACATATAGTCTTTTTGTGTTGTATAAATACAGTTGGTTGACAATATTACTAAATTGTTGTACAATAAACTAAAAAATCATATACATTAATGGATCATAAGCAACACAGAGATGTCACAGCGACCATCGATACCCATGCAGAGTCATCGGGTAACAGAATCTATATGGATTATGCTTCTACAACTCCATGTGATAAACGTGTAGTCGAAACCATGGTCAAGTACATGACTGATGAAGGTGAATTTGGTAATCCAGCAAGTAGAAGTCATAGTTTTGGATGGAAAGCAGACGATGCTGTTGATGAGGCTAGAAAAAATGTAGCTGAATTAATTGGTGCAGATCCTAAAGAAATAGTATTTACAAGTGGCGCTACCGAAGCAGATAATTTAGCAATTAAAGGTATTGCAGATTTTTATCAAAGCAAAGGCAAACACATTATAACAAGCAAGATAGAACATAAAGCAGTACTAGATCCATGTAGAGAATTAGAACGTGACGGATTTGAAGTTACATACTTAGACCCTAACGAAGATGGCATAGTTACAGCAGACATGGTTATAGACGCTGTTAGAGACGATACTATACTTGTTAGCATTATGTATATTAATAATGAAATGGGTACTGTCAATGACATAGAAGGCATTGGTAAGTATTGTTTTGAAAACAAAATAATGTTTCATGTTGATGCTGCACAGGCAACAGGAAAAATAGAGTTTAACTTACAAGAACTTCCTGTACATTTAATGAGTTTATCCGCACACAAAACATATGGTCCAAAAGGTATTGGTGCTCTGTATGTCAGAAAGAAACCAAGAGTAAGACTTAGAGCTCAAATACACGGTGGCGGACACGAAAGAGGTATGCGTTCAGGCACATTACCTACACATCAAATAGTAGGTATGGGCGAAGCATTCAAGTACGCAAGACTTGAAATGGAAAAGAACAAACAGCATATTAAAATGCTACATGATAGACTGTTAAGCAAACTTACTACTATTGAAGAATCATACATAAATGGTTCACTAGATCACAAAGTACCAAACATACTTAATATTAGTTTTAATTTTGTTGAAGGCGAGTCTTTGATTATGGCATTAGAGAACGTTGCTGTAAGCAGTGGTAGTGCATGTACAAGTGCTAGTTTAGAGCCTAGTTATGTGCTTAGAGCTATAGGCAGAGACGACGAGTTAGCACACAGTAGCATTAGATTTAGTTTTGGCAGAACAACTACTGTAGAAGAAGTAGATAGTGTTGCAGAGACAATGCTTAATGTAATTGGCAAACTTAGAATACTATCTCCTCTGTGGGATATGTATTTGGACGGTGTTGACTTTAGTAAGGTTAAATGGAACGCTCACTAACGAGGTAAATAATTATTATGGCATACAGTAATAAAGTAGTAGACAGATTTAAAAATGTACTTCATGATCCTGAGGCAAATGGAGTTGGTAGGTTTGATCCTAAAGATCCAAACGTTGCTACTGGAATGACTGGCGCACCTGCATGTGGTGATGTAATGAAGTTAGATCTAAAAATTAATCCTGACACCGATGTTATTGAAGATGTAAAATTCAAAACATATGGTTGTGGTAGTGCTATTGCAAGTTCGCACATGTTTGTCGAAATGCTAACAGGTATAACTACTGAACAAGCACAACAAATCAAAGACAAAGATATAGCAGATGCTTTAGAACTTCCTGCATTGAAACTACATTGTTCAATCCTAGCAGAAGAATCAATCAAAGAAGCAATAGAGAATTGGGATAATAAAAAATTAAAAAGAAAACACAATAACGGTCCAGAATAATGCCAGTAAAATTTAAACCATCACAAAAAATTAGAAATAAATCCACAGGTAAAACTGAAACTCAACACTTTTACATGAAGTGTACCTCTACACAAGAGCTAGTAGACTATATAGGTAGCAGTAATGCAAAGCCTAAAACTATAGTAAAAGTAAAAAAAGAACTTACTAGTAGATCTACTAGAATTTAGATAAAGGTAAGTCTGTGTTTGCAGGCAAATCCCATACTTGTTTCTGTTCTACACCTTTGCGTTGAGCAAAACGTTTAGCATCACAGTTAGTACACACATGGAAGTAGTTGTTGTTCAACCGGCTTGAGTTCATCTTTTTTAGATCCCTGGTAAATACAGTATCACAGTTATCACACTGTAGGTGAACAACAGTTTTTTCACGAAGATATTCGTGTTTTTTGCCAAGTTTACTCTGCCGTTTATAGTGAGTATGTACTTTTTCAGTTTTAATGAACATGCATGTATTTACTATTTTACATTAGGCTTGTAAAATTATTGGCTAAATACATTAGGAATAAGATACTTGGAGACTTAGTAGATGGCACGTAAGATTGTAGATATAGGCGCAATAGGTAACGACGGTACCGGCGATAGTATTAGAGATTCGTTTCGTAAGACGAATGATAATTTTAAAGAACTATATAGCTCGCTAGGACTTGGCGAAAAACTTACTTTTATTGCACTTGACGATACACCCACTACGTTTTTAGGTCAAGAAGGTGCTGTACTAGCAGTTAATCCAACAACAGACGGATTACAATTTAAGCAGATTACAGCAGGTTTAGGTATCACAGTAGATGATACTTCAAATTCAAACCAAATTATTGTTGCGACTGAGTTTAGTGAAATCTCAGGTGACCCTAGCCCACAGCTAGGTGGTAACTTATCTGTTGCATCAGGTGGTAATACATACCGTATTAAAGATATGAATACTCCTGTTTCAGATGATGAAGCAGCAAACAAAGAATATGTAGATACAAAGATTTCAAGAGCAGGTGTTGATGCTATTGATCCGTCAACAGGTAATCCAAACGTAGCATTTGGTACAATGACTGGTCCATTAATTTTAAGCAGAAGCCCAGAACCTTCAGATGACGAGTTATATGACGGCTTGATTGCTGCAACTAAACAATATGTTGATAATGCATCATTTGGTAGTAAGGTAAATCTATATGTTGCTACATCAGGTCAAGACGAAAGAGTAGGTGTAAGTGAAGAACTACAAGGTAGAGCTCTTGCTTATGCTTATAAAACAATTGAAGCAGCATTAAAACGTGCTGAAGAAATAGTATTAGAATCATTAGACGATATTGGTCCTTATAAGAAACAACTTACATTTAATAACGGCTCAGGCACTGTAACACTTGCACAAATTGATACGTCACCTTCATCAGGTGCAGGATTTGTTGGTAGTGCAAGAATGAGTGTTGATACTATTACTATGAATGCATCAGGTGCAAACTATCAAGCAGGCGATATTATTACACTGCAAGGTGGTACAGGTTCAAATGCAACTATTGAAGTATTATCAACAGCAACAACACCAGGTGCTATTACAACATTTAAACTTGTAGCACAAGGTGATTACACAGTTTTACCTGGAACAAGCGGCGTTGTTACAACTTCTGATTCAACATTTGGTATAGGTGCTACATTTGATGTAACATATAAAGTAAACGGTGTTGATATTAGCAGTGGTGGTAACAGTTACAGTTTAGTATCTGTACGTGTTGTAGGAACAGGAGCAACAGGTTCTTTTGGTACAGCAGTTATATCCGGTGGTGTTATTACTGGTATTGATATTGCAGATGCAGGTAGTGGATTTACAACAGTTGGAACTGTTCAAGTTGACTTGCCAAGATTCTTATTAAAAACAGATGGATATCGTACAGACTACACAGGTGATGTATTAACAGATACTCCGGTAGCATTTAGAACAAGAGATATTAGAGAAGGTTTACACTTACGTGGCGAAACATCAGGCGCACTTGCGCAGATTCTTGCACACGACGGATCATTAGATAGTAACGGTAACGAGATATTTGATGTAGATATTAAGTATGGAACATTTTTAATTGATGAACCTATTTCATATGGTGATATTACTAACCAAGTTCAAATTGCAGTCCTTGTTGAAAGTGGAATTTATCAAGAAAACTATCCACTTAAAGTACCGCAGAACGTTGCAATCATTGGTGATGAGTTTAGACGTGTTCTTATTAAGCCAAAACCGGGAACTTCTAGTTCTCCTTGGGCATTCCAGAAATTTAGAAGAGATACAAATATCGATGGGTTGACAACTGCTACGCAATTGTATGGTCATCATTATCTATCAGACTCAACACAACCAGTTTACCCTAAAATTGATAATAAAGGTGCTTACAGAAAGTCAGCAGCACTTCTCAAACTTAATAAATCATTCATTCAAAACGAAGTTGTTGATTGGATCGATACGCAAATTGCTGGAAACATTGCACCATTTACAAACACATATACATATATCAAAACACAATGTAAACGTGATGTAGGATTAATTATTGATGCTATGATATTCGACCTGAAGTACGGCGGATATAATAGAACTATTTCCGCAGGTTTAAAATATTATCAGACTGCAAGTGGTCGGAAAGCAATTACTACACAACTTTCACAAACAATTGCAGGACTTGAAAGAGCGCAGTTAGCAATTGATTATGTTGTACAAAACTTAGCACTTCCAGGAACAGTAACTACAGCACTACAGATTATTGATACATCATTTACAGCAGAAACAGGAACACAAGCAGTTGTTGCTGAACTATTTGATGCTATTGAAGATGTAATTGACGGATCAGGTAGTGTTAACTATCCAGAAGAGAACGACAAGTTAGACGTATTCTTAATGAATGACGCTAACATTATTAGAGCTGTTACAGGTCAAGGGCATGGCGGCTTTATGATGGTACTTGACCCAGAAGGTCAAATCCTTGCTAAGTCACCATACTGTCAAGAATCAGCATCATTCTCAAAATCCAAAAACGCACAAACGTTTGCAGGTGGTATGTTTGTTGACGGCTTTGCTGGTAACTTACAATTTAGACACGCTTCATCTACATCACCTACAAGAATTGAAGTAACAGGACTAGACAGAACACCACAACTTCCTTGTTCGTTTATTGTTGATGATACAGTATTCAGAGTAAACTACGTTAGAGATTTTGTCTTTAACAAGAACGGTTCTTCAGCATCATTTATCTTAGATGAAACTACACCATTTACTAGAACTGCTGGACCTGTTACTGCTACAATTACAAATGCTAACCCTGCTGTTATTACTTCATCAGCACACAAATTACAAGAAGGTGCTGTTGTTAGATTTACAACAACAGGTGCATTGCCAACTGGATTAGTTGTTGGTACAGATTACTTTGTTTCAGGTGTTAATTTAACAACTAACACATTTCAAGTTAGTACTTCACTAGGTGGTTTATCAGTTGCAACAACAAGTGCTGGTAGCGGAACACACTCAATAGAAAGAATTTATGAAGTATTGATGCCTGGTAACAGATCAATGCTATCAAATGACTTTACACAGGTTGCTGATATGGGTTACGGCCTACTTGCAACCAACGGTGGTTTAACAGAAGCAGTTTCGATGTTTACATATTACTGTTATGCATCGTACATGTCACTTAACGGTGCGCAGATTAGATCCGTTGGTGGTTCTTCTGCACATGGTATCTATGCATTGGTTGCAGATGGTTCGGATCCACTTGAGGTTCCAACACCAACTTCATTATACAATGACCTTGCACAAACAGTTTACAGTTATTTCCCAAGTGCAGGATTTGCAAACACACAAGGTGGACTGTTCCTTTATGTTGACGGATACGACTACACGCCACTTAACAACTCAGAACTTGAAGTTGATCATGGTAATGTAATTTATAGATATCCTGTAACATCAGTTTCAACTAATGACTTGCCAGCTGGTGTTGCTAAACTTAATTTAACAAGTGACTCAACTGGTAACTTCGATGGATTGTTTGCTGTTATTCCAGACAATGCTAAAATGTCGTTGCGTTCTAACTCGCAGGTTATGTTAACAGGTGAACTTGTTGACGTTGCTACAAGACCATCAACTGGTTTGATACTACAAGAATACACAGATGTTTATCGTGTTCTACAGTTTGAGTCATCAGCTGATTCAAGAGGTAACTATGAAGTAGAATTTACAGCAGCAGCACCAGGTGTAGGTACATTCCTTGCAACTATTACTGCAACAACAGCAACTACTAATGTTGCTACGTTTAGTCAGAATCACGGATTAATTATTGGCGATACTATTGTTCCAAGATCAACTGCAAATGGAATAACTGCAAGTACAACTTATCATGTTATTAGTGTTCCAAAATACGATCAAGTAGTTTTAAGTACAAGTGCTGGAGGCGCGGCACTAGTACTAACGACCGGTACACCAACTATTAAATGTGTTGTACCACATAAACAATTATTCAACTATAGATTGAGCTTTACTTCAACAGGTACATTACCAGCAGGAATTACATCAGGTGAAACTTATTGGGTTAGAGAAGAAAACTTAACCGCAACAAACTTTGAACTTTCAAGTGCTATTAATGGTTCGACACCTGTAACTACAACAGATACAGGTACAGGTACACATTCAGCTATTATTGAAGGCTTAACTGTTACAACGCTTAGAGAGAACTACAACTATATTGACTTAACACTGTACAAGCCAGGCGAAGCAAAAGCAGGTACAACAGAAACTTGTACAATATCTGTTGCATCTCCGGCTGTTATTACAAAAACAACGCATAACTTTACACAAGGTGATCCAATTGTTTTCACAACAACTGGTTCATTACCAACAGGAATTAACACAAGTACACATTACTTTGTACACACAGTTCTTGATGCAAACACATTTACAATAAGTGTAGCATATCCAACACTGTCAGGCGCAGTACAAGTTGATACAACAGGTGTTCAAAGTGGAACACATTCGTACTATACACCAACAGGTGCTGTAGGCGATAGTTCATTTGCTATTGTTGCTGTTGCTCCTCAGGAAAGATCAAGGGTACAAGGAAGTACATTTAACTTCAACGGTGAAGTTTATGTAATTGACTTGTTTGAAGATGAAACCGTAGTTGGTAATCCTTGGGCAAGGATTACTCTTGATAGGCCATTAGTAGATAGTCTTACACAGTATGAAGCATCATATACAGTTAAATCTGCTGTAGCAAGAGGAACAGATGGTGCTAATGGTAAACTAACAATTAGAATTTCATTGACTCGTGTTACATCTCATGACTTACTTGAGATTGGTACAGGATCATATGCTGATACCAACTACCCAACAGAGATTTATGGACCATCAGTTAATGCGTTCAACCCTGATACAGAAACAGATGAACGAAACGTTGGACGTGTGTTCTATGTAACCACAGACCAATTTGGTAACTTCAACGTTGGACCGTTCTTTAGAGTTGACCAAGGTACAGGACAGGTTACGTTCTCAGCAGCTATTGCATTGAGTAACTTGGACGGTATTGGATTTAAACGTGGTGTTCCTGTTTCAGAATTTAGTACAGACTCTGGTATGACTGATAACGCTGTTGATACAGTACCAACAGAAAACGCAACCAGACTTTACATTGAAAGACGTCTTGGTACCACACACGGTGGTGCTCCAGTAACATCAGCAAACTTAATTCCACCAATCAGTGGTGGCTTTATGGCGCTGGACGGTTCACTGGCTATGAAAGGCCCAATTGATCAAGGTGGATTTAAACTGATCAATGTTGGTGATCCAACACAGCCACAAGACGTAGTTAACTTAAGAAACTTAACATTTGGTAACTTACAAGAATTTACACTAAGCAATCTTGAAGCAAATGATATACTTGTATTCACAGGTAATAACAACGATGCTATTAATGCATCTGTTGTAGGTGATATTGCTTTAGGTATTGATTCAACTGCAAATACAATTGACGCACAGATTCAACCAGGCGTAATTGATAACGCTGATGTTAATGCTAGTGCTGCAATAGAACAAAGCAAGTTGAACATGTCAGATGCTCAAGTACGTGCAAATGATACCGGTATTACACAAGCTGACAAAGGTATTGCAGCATTTGATAATACATTCTTTACTGTTACAAACGGTTGGGTAACACTTACTGATGGCACAATTACAAAAGCAAAACTAGAAAACGTTACTGGTAAGAGTGTATTAGGTAATAACTTACTAAGTGCTAGTGCTCCTGCAGATATATTAATGACAACTGTTGTTGATCAAGGTGGCTCTGTTAAGAAAACACAATTTAGTACAACTGGTTTCTTAAGAAGAACCAGTAGTTCAAGTAATACAGCTGATGTTGATTACGGTATTATCGAAGCAACCGCTAACGCAACTGCAAGTCAACTTGTTCAAAGAGATAGTAACGCAGATGCCAGTGCAAGAATTTGGAACGCTACAAGCTCATTTAATATTAACGGTAACACATCAGTAGGTTATGGTACATCAGGATCTGCAAGTTACGTAAGATTGTATACAGGTTCAAGTGGTAGTGGTGGTATATATTTACAGAACGGTTCACTTGCAACAGATAAGAGAAACTTATATGATAACGACTATCATAAGTTTAGAACACAGAACGGTGTATCACTAGCACCTGTCGAAGCATCACAAATTGTTACAACAGCATTAACAACTGGTGGTAATACTACAGCAGGTACAGTAACAGGACGTTGGACATTAACAGGAACAACTCCAAGTGAATCAAGGTTTGAAGCAACTTATGCAGCTGACCTTGCAGAATACTACGAAGGTGACAAGGAATACGAAGTCGGAACAGTGTTAGTATTTGGTGGTGACAAGGAAGTTACAACTTCTAATAAAACAGGAGATCCAAAAGTAGCAGGTGTTGTTTCAGATAGAGCAGCATATGTTATGTACGCAGGTTGTCCTGGATTTAAAAATCTTGTTGCACTGCAAGGTAGAGTACCTTGTAAAGTAGTTGGCAAGATTGAAAAAGGTGATTTAATTGTGTGTGCAGGCATACATGGTGTTGGTACAGTAGCTAATAGCGATGTACGAGCAGGTACAATTATTGGTAAAGCAATTGAAGCATATGATAGTGATCATATAGGCACAATTGAAGTAGCGGTAGGGAGAAACTAATGGCATATAATACAAACATAACGCCAGGTAATCCACCACTTTTATGGGATAAGTTTAAAAGTGCATTAGATGAAGTCAATGCAAACTTTGTAACTATCGGTGCAACACTTGCAGGTGGCGAACAAAAAACAATTACTAATACGACCCAAGCAAGTCCTGTTGTAGTTACAACTTCAACAGCACACGGACTTACTGACGGACAACGTGTAACTATTACAGATGTAGTAGGTATGACACAACTAAATGGTAATACTTATTATGCGGATGTACTAACCAGTAACACTTTTGCTCTTTACACAGATGCAGGAATTAGTTCAGCAGTTAATGGCACAGGCTTTACTGCATATGCATCAGGTGGTAAAACACAAGGACTAAATGAATTTAGTACACTTAACTTAGAAGCACTTACAACTTCTGTTAAGCCAGCAGACGATGCACAAAAAGTTTTAGGTGATGCTACACATAAATGGAAAGAAGTACACGTTGCTGAAACACTAGCGACAGCAGGTAATGAAGACAACGGATTGTATTTAGGTACAGCACATGTTAAAGGCGAAAGCGGTAAAGTTGATTTACCATTTGGTTCAACTATTAACGGTGACTTAATTATTGATCCAGAAAAAAGATATTTCAGATACATCAACTTAGATGATGGCGACATTGTTGAAGCTGATCATACAAATGATACTTTATCATTTTACGGTGGTACTGGTGTACAACTAGTAGCAGGAAGTGATGCAGACAGTATTACATTTATTAACGATGGTGTAACACAAGCAATTGCAAGTACAGGTATTACAGTTAGTTCAGCGACAGGCAATGTAACATTCACTAACACAGGTGTTACATCTGCACAAAACACAACTAACATTCCTGGCAGAGCAACAGGAAGAACACCAGGCGAAGGTGTTACTGTTAGTTCAACAACAGGTGCTGTGCAGTTTACTAACACAGGTGTGTTAGAAGTACAACAAGGTTTTGGTATTACAGTTTCAACAGATCCTGCAACAGGTGTTGTGACTGTTTCAAACGGTGCTCCGGCAGTTCCAACATTCCAACAGATTGCTGTTGATGGACAAACAAGTTTAGCAGCAGATAGTACTGCTGATATTTTAACGTTTGAACCTGGTTACGGTATTGGTATTACACTTGATTCACCCAACGATAAGATTACTATTGCAGTTGATTCGAAGATTGATATTACAGGATCAGTGTTTGCAGACGACTCAGGATTACTAGTTGACGGTGTTGAAGGTAAGATTGTTGGTGCAGTAGATACAACAAGTTTAAGAACAAGTGAATCAAAAATTGCACTTGGTTCAAGTGCAGGTGAAACAAACCAAGGCAGTGATGCAATAGCCATTGGCGAACAGGCCGGCCAAACAAACCAAGGTGAAGATGCCGTGGCAATTGGCGACGAAGCAGGTCAAAACAATCAAGGTGCAAATGCAATTGCAATTGGATATCAAGCAGGTGAAGAGAACCAAGTTTCAAATGCAATTGCAATTGGTAATCAAGCAGGTGAAACAACACAAGGTTCGGCTGCAATAGCAATTGGATACCGTGCAGGTGAACTTACCCAACTCGGAGGATCAGTTGCAATTGGCTATCAAGCAGGATATAATTCACAAGCCGAAGAAGCAGTAGCAATCGGCCATCAAGCAGGTGAAACAAACCAGGCGGCATCATCAATTGCAATTGGTGACGAAGCGGGTCAATCAGGCCAAGGCGGAAATGCAATCGCAATTGGTGAAAGAGCCGGTCACTTAAATCAACACGCAAATACAATTGTGATTAATGCCCAAACAGAGACTGAATTAAACACAACTCAAACAGGCGAGTTTATAGTTAAACCAGTTAGAAATGCAGTTGGTACAACTATGCTAATGTACAATGCTACAACAGGCGAAGTATCGTACACAGGAAGTCCTGTAACTGACATTAAAGGTAGTGTGTTTGGCGATGATAGTACATTACTAATAGACGCTGTTAGCAGCACAATACCAGCAGCAGTGCTAAATGGTACTGCAACTATTGATATTAGAGGTTCAGTATTTGGTGATGACTCTTCTGTAGTAATTGATGGTGCAACAGGCACAGTTACAGGTAAGATTGCACCGAACAGTGCTGCTCCAGGTTCAGAAACAGAAGCAGCAGAAGTTGGCGAAATTAGAGTTGATGACAGTTATGTCTATGTCCGCAAGAGTACGGGCTGGGGCAGAATTGCAATCGGCGGTTGGGTATAGGAGCGGATAGATGGCAAAACTTACAGTAAACATTGGAACATCCGCAAACGATAGAACAGGCGATACTCTACGTGGGGCGTTTGAAAAAATTAATTCTAACTTTACAGAATTATATGTTGGGCCACCACAACTAACACAGACTGAAGTAGATGCACTTACACCAGTGTTAGGTATGATGATCTATAATACAACAACAGGAAAGTTTCAAGGATACGCTGCTGATGCAAACGGTGACAGTACAGCAGGCTGGGCGGATCTACATTAGGAGTGACAAATGGCAGTACAATTAATAAACATAGGTAATATTGTAAACGATGGGCTAGGTGACGATCTACGAACAGCGTTCCAGAAAGTCAATACAAACTTCTCTACACTAGAAGCAGAACTAACAATTACAGCAACCAATACAGGTGCTAATGGTGTTAGTGTGTTTGCAGATAAAGTTGGTTCGAACTTAAACTTTAGAAAATTAGTAGCTGGCGCTAAAATGCAACTTGATGAAGGTCCTGAGGCAATTATAGTTGCTAGTACAGCACCAGATGCATTTACAAGAATTGATACAGACAGTGGTAGTATGTTGGCAAACGTGCATCAACAAATTACTCTAGAAGGTACTAGTGCGCCACAATCAGAAAACGGTTTCAAAGATATTGAAGTTACCGCTGTAGGTAGTACTATTAAATTTAAAACTATTGTACCTGTAACTGAGTACTTAACAACATACGATTTCGGACCTGTTGGAGCTTCAGGATTTGAAAATGCCATACAATTAGCACTGCAAGGATCTAACATTGATTTTGGTACACTAACGTATGATTCAGGAATCAATTTAGATGTTGGCGGCATATAGGGAGCGAAGTCTAAATGGCAATTACTTGGATAACGCCAGCAGGAGACTTAGGTACTTTCGAAGAAAGGATCACAGTCAACATTCCAATAGAGGCATCTACAGATACTTCTAACCCAATCACATTTTCTATAATTGCTGGTACACTTCCTACAGGCTGTGTATTATCCGATGGTGTCATCAAAGGTGCGCCTGGAGAAGTTACAAAACATACAACTAAGAAATTTGTTATTAGAGCAGATGACACTACTGGTGGCTGTATGGATAGAACATTTAGTATGTCAATTACTGGTGCAGACTTTCCAGAATGGATTACAGAAAGAGGATATTTAAATGTCGGGCTTGGCGAAGCATACTTTGCACTTGACGATTCTAAGATAGATTTTCAATTACAAGCAACAGACAAAGATATTACAGCAGGGGAGGTTCTAAGCTATTATTTGGTGCCTAACAGCGGTCTTTTACCTCCTGGCTTGTCATTGTCCCAAACAGGAAAGATCAGCGGTTTTACGGAGCCTGTGCAGGCTGTAGAGTACAATGCAGCTAACACTGGTGCATACGATACACATTCTTTTGATACTGTTCCTCTCGATATTGCAAAAAATACATCAACAGGGTTTGATACGTACTTTTACGACACACAACGATTTGACTATGCAGAAGGAAGTCAGATACCTAGAAAGTTAAGTAGAGAATATACTTTTAGTATTGCAGTCACTGACGGCATTAACGCTATACATAGAACATTTAAAATTTATGTTGTTACTGAAGAATTTTTAAAAGCAGATAACACATTACTACAAGTTGATACAAATTTATTCCAAGCAGACAACAGTGGTAACAGACAACCGTTATGGATCACAGATCCTTACTTAGGTAGGTATAGAGCAAATAACTTTGTAACTATTGCATTAGATGTTTACGATCCACCTACGTTGTCAGGTACAATAACTTATTTCTTGGTTGATAATAATCCAGACGGTACTGCAAGTGCTATACCACCTGGACTTACACTTGACACAGTAACAGGTGACCTTTCTGGTAAAGTTCCTTATCAAGCAGCAGTAACTAAAAACTATCAGTTCACCATGAGAGCTGTAAACTTTCCTGCAAACTTAGCAACAATTAATTACACACTTGTAGGTGATTGGAGTAGCACTAGAATTTATAATGTTAATGAAGCAATTGTTTATGATGGTATTATATACATTGCTACTGTGCAAAACCAAAACAGATTGCCTACAGATAGTGATTTTTGGGTACCAGGTGTTTCAACAGTTGAAAGAACATTCAATGTAGATATTATTGGTGACATCGAAAGTTCGATTGAATGGATAACTCCTTCAGACAGAGGAAGTATTAAACCCAATGAGCCTAGTAACTTATACGTCGAAGCAAAAAGTTTACTGTACGGCGGTAGAATATTATATACATTAGAGAGCGGAAAGTTACCTGAAGGTTTAGAATTTTTGCCTACAGGACTTATACAAGGTAAAGTAAAACAATTTGAAGACAATAAAGGGTTAGGCTTAACTAGATTTTATGAAAAAGATAGTGCTGGCGAAGATTCTTCAACTCGTTCTAAAAATTTTAGTTTAGTATTTGATCAAGAAAGAACATCGTTTGACAAAGAGTTTAAGTTTACAATAAAAGCCCAAGACGGTGCAAACTTTGCTGAAGCATTAAGAGAGTTTAAAATAAAAGTTGTTGCTGATAATCAAACAGTATTCTCAAACATACTTGTTAGAGCATTACAAACGAAAGAGAAAAGATTATCATGGTTTAACTTTATTACCGACTCTACTGTTTTTAAACCTGATGACATATATCGTTATGGTGATAAAAATTACGGAGTACAAAGTGAACTAACAGCATTACTATTTGCAGGTATTGAAAGTAATACAGCACAAACGTTTGTTTCTGCAATGGGCCAAAATCACTATAACAAACGCTTTACGTTTGGCGATGTTAAAAAAGCAGTAGCTAAAGATCCAACTACACAATCAACTTTATATGAAGTTGTCTATGTTGATCTAATTGACGATCTTGAAAAGAACGGTAAAAGCATATCACAAGTAATAGAACTAAAAGACAATATTAACAGTAAAATTATTGTTAGTTACGACAGTATTAGCATTGATAGCGATATTCCGTTAGTTAGTGATTCAGATCATCAAAGAATTTTTCCTAATTCAGTAAATAACATGAGAAAGAGAATACAAACTGTTGGGGAAAGAGACAGAGAGTTTTTGCCTTTATGGATGAGAAGTATCCAAGAAACAAAGACTTATGAACTTGGATTTACCAAAGCACTAGTATTGTGTTATACAAAACCAGGGAAGGCCGACAGTATTTTAGCTAGAATCAAGCAAAAAGCGTTTGATTTTAAGTCTATTAACTTTGTTGCAGATCGCTATATAATAGATATAGTTGACGGACAAATTGAGGATAAATACTTTGTATTCCCGCAACGTGGAGAAAAGAAACCGTGAGTAATATAAATTATTTGAGCATAAACGAAAACTTTCCTGTAGCAGGTGCCGATAACGACACCCAAACATTCAGGGATAATTTCGATACTATTAAAACAAGTTTAAACACAGCCAAGACTGAAATTACTAGTCTTGAGTCAACTGCCGCTAGATTATCCAATCCAGGCGGTGGGTCATACATTAATGACTTTCAACTTAATCAAGTTACTAGAGCTGTTATGGCAAATAACAGAGATAAAACTAATAATTTGGGTACAGTACCACTTGTTGGCGGAACAACGACAGAAATTGATTACCAAACTGGCTCTTATTTTATTATTAACGCATCATCTGCACTTAACTTACAGTTCACAAACTTTGCAGGAGATCCTGCAAATGGTGAAGAAACAACAGCACAAGGTGGAGTAAGTAAAGTAACTTTGGAACTATACGCTTCAGGTGTTGGTGACAGAGCAGTAACATTTACAACTACAGGCGGCACTGTAATTAAGAAAGATAGTGCTTTTCCAGCATCACTTACATTAACTTCTACCACAGATCCTGTGTTTATTGAAGTTTGGCGACACAGCCAAGAGTTCATTTACATGAGGCATTTGGGCACATTTAGTTAATATGTTTCATCCATTAGAAGAAAACTTATCCGAAGTATCTACTAGTGATGTAGAGCTTAAACTAAGCGAATTGAACAAAAAATATTACCAAGCCCAGCGTTTAGGGAACAATCAACTGTTGACACAACTTCAAACTTTTGTTACAATATATAGAAATGAACTACGTCAGAGAGCAATACAAGCAAAATTTGACGAAGAACAAGAGAAAGATTTGGATCAACTAATAAATGTGGACTGAGAATAATACTACTGATCAACTAATTAAAGGCATAGTTAAGTATGGCCCTGACATACTTGAGAACTGTGTGTGCAATGATGATCTAAGCAAATACAAAAATAAGATAGAAAAAGAGTTTCTTAACTATCCTCTTCCTAAACAATCAATAGATTCTACCAATTGGTTCCTTCCTTACAAATATCAAGACATGGACATTAAGCAACATTTGTTAGCCAAATGTTCGAATGATACTGAGGTGGAACGTGTAAATATAGAACTAGCAGAGTATGAGAAGCGAGATTTATTTCCGCTACTCAAACAGATGGCATATATAATAGATACACTTAGAGAAAAGAATATTGTTTGGGGTGTTGGTAGAGGTAGTAGTGTTGCTAGTTTTGTACTCTATTTAATGGGGGTACACAAGGTAGATAGTATTAAATACAATATACCACTAAATGAATTCTTTAAAGGAGAAATATAATGGCACTAGTAAGAAGTATGAGAGGTAAGGAAGTTGACATGGAGAAACTTAATCTCAAAAATGAAGAACTTCCAGCAGTTGGTAATGCTAAAGTAAATGCACGTGGCGACGAGTTAGGCGCAGGTGGAAAAATTGTTAGAACAAGAGAAGAAGTTCTATCAGATTACTATAAGCAGAATCCAAGAGCAATCAAAGAAGAAATTGTAAGTAGAAAAAAATAAATTTTTAGATAGGACAAGGCAAATGATCAAAGGTAAACTCACTCCCCTCCACGATGATGTTTTAGTATACGGAATGCATTTCGGTGAAACTAAAACTAAAGGCGGTATTATCATGGCCGCTGAC